TGTCAATGGGCTGATGAAACCAATACAGTACTCGTTGGAGATCCTACCGATATGTTTGGAATGGATCTGGGAAGACTCTATAAATTCTATGAAAAATTTGGTTTTATAAAAACAAATCAGGTGTCAGCAGCAATACATGCAATACATGCCATAATCAGATATCCAAAATTTTCGATTTAACGCGAGATCTCGCTTCAACCTATATAAGTATATTGATCCGGAAAGATCTCTTGTTAGGGCATAAAAAAAGGACCTTTTTGAGGTCCTTTTTTGTTTAGGTGATGTTCCGAATTAGAGATTATTCAAATCCGCGGCAACTTTTGAAAGAACAGCCAACTTGGCAGGATCGTTTTTGAATCTCTGGGTGAGTTCTGCAATCTTCTGTCTACGTTGTTCGTCCTTTGAATTTTCAAGGGCCTCCTGAATTTGTTGTTGCTCCTGGACTTCGACGTTCTGAATGTTCTTGCCAATGGCTTCGGTGTATTGTTCAGTCAGATCAATGCGGGTTTGTTTCTTGATGTTCTGAAGAACTTTGATAATGTTGCCGTCTTCATTCAATCTCACGTTATGGCCGGAAACAATGGTCTTGGCAATGGCCAAACCTCCATTTTCGATAACGAAGAATTTATCAAACTGACTTTCAATAACATATACGTTATCCATTATATGAACCTTATCAAAATTTTCAACCAATTTGGCAAAAACCTCAAGAACTGCGGCTTTCTGATGTCTTGCAGCAGTATTTGGAAGAGTTGAAATGAAAAGATTGTTGTTCTCACGAAGTTGAGCAGCATTCAGAACAGTTTCTTTTTCATTGGCTGTAATAGTGGCTTCCCCTTGTTTTGATACGGAGTATTTCTTATCCCCAAAGGTCATGGTAACGGATTCGTTAACCGGATCCAGACTTACCAGATTACTTTCGAGGAGCTGGGAAATGGCTACAAAAGTATCGGATACTTCCTCTACCTTGGCTTCATAGAGGAGCTTATCCTGGATTTTGTAAATATTACCCAGTACTTCGAAAAATACCTTACCTTCATTTTCCTCAACCATGGAGATTGGGCGGGTAGCCTTATAGTTGTTGATATATTCAACAATAGGCTGATCCTTATAGACTGATTTTGCAATCTGACGGAATTGGTCAATGTGCATTACAGACTTCAGGGCACCGGATTTGATATACTGAACAACTTCGGGTTCCTCCATTTCCAGAATTGACATAACCTTCTCGGCAGCATTGCGGGCGAGGTAGTTATAGGTTGACTTGTTGGATTGAATGGATTCACAGGCTGTTGAAATAGCCCATGAGTATTTATTGGCATTCAAAACATCGGAAACCTTTCCCAGAGCCTCGGCAACACCAGCATCATAGGTATAGTCTTTTGCTTCCTTAATAAATGAATTAACCAATGCACAGGTCGTTTCTGACATCATGCAGGCTCTTTTGTAACGATTAATAAATTCCTGACCGGTTGTGGTCTGGGTGTTGGCCTCGAAGAGGATGTTTGGGAAGTCAAGCTTCACCAGTGTCTTGTATACGTTCATTTCTTATATTTTGGTTTATTTGTATATTAATAATAATACTACCAGGTCATTCCGTTTATTCCATCTGGATAAATATGTAAATTTTTTTCAATTCGTATATTAGTACCAGTTATTGTTTGACCAGGAAACTTAATATGTCCTATATTATATTCATCATAATTTATAGTTTCATAATAAGTTTTATTTATCCAATTAATATCTTCATCTTGGAGTTTAATTACTTTTCCATCATCCATTGAATATGTTAGAATTGAATTTGATGTATCTAAGTATTCTGAACTTCCAAGATTATCTTTTTGAAATGGACTAATAAATGAATATTTTTTATCCATTAACCAACACCAAATATTAGTGGCATGGGTAAAAATAATATCAGTATACCAATCAGTGGATTGATTTGAGGAATTATATAATTCAATAACTGGCCATCCTCCATCCAAATAATATTCTACTGGGGATCCAGCTGCTTGGCTCCTTATATAATGAATTTTATCATTATCTCCAGTTCCACTTGGTTTAAAATAAACTTTAAATTTATAATTAGGATTAAAAGGAAACGGTATTAAACTTTGATCAGTATATGATGATTTTGAAATTGGATCATATATAATAATGGAAGAATTTTCTATTGGTGTGTGGCTACTTGGAATTGTTAGTTTAATTTCATATTTATGAGCCCTGTATATATCAGTTGGAAATGATGTTTTGTGTTCTTCTGAATAATTATTTAGATTATTTCCAAATCCCAAAATCAGTTCACAATTCAAATACATTTTTTCATTCTGAAAATTATCCTCTGGATACCTATCAGATTCACCGAAAGGATTTTCCGGAAATGGTCTTGGTCTTATTCCATATATATTACATACTGAATATAATTGATACGTATCGCTGGAAGATAATTCTTCACCTGTTATCGTTATACAATCTTCATTGATTGGAGATAGATAATCCAAATGAACACCATGACTATCTGTCCGGAAATCATCCATATTTGAATGATTGGTTATTTTAAACAATCCGGTTTTTATAATAGTTCCAGTTAGACTTTCAATATTTAATATTGAAGTAAATGCTGAAATTGTATTAAATGATTCATTTATTATAGACATATATCCTCGGGAACTCCCCATATATACATTATCATACATTATCTTAAGGGTCTTATCAGAAACAGGATTGGCTCCAGATGCATCCGAACGTGTTGTACTCTCATAAGTTTCCGGAGATATATAATGATTTCCATCGCTTTCGGCCCACATACCCATAACTGGGGTATCAGAATCAGTACTTGGAGTTTCTCTGGTATACAACATTCTGGACCATCCAGGTATTCCATGTTCATCATCATCAGCTCCAGCAAATACATTTGATGTTGTACCAATGGAATCCAAGTAATCCCTCAAACTATAATTTCTGGTTGTTTCAATAATTGGTAGGTTGGTTTGTTGCATTAATATATATCTTGAAGAACCGGATGTATGAACTGATCCAAATCTCATATCGGAAAACTCCCCACCGGAATCTGTTGTGTCATATATAACTAATGCAAGATCCCCGGTATTAAGATCCGTAATTTGAAGACCTGGAATATCCGGTTCCAGAACTCCATTTATAGTTATTCTATCTCCATCAATACTACCTTGACATAGCCAGATTCTTCCTGCTGCTCCTGGTTCGCCTTGGATCCCTTGAGCGATGATGCCGGTTCTTTCTCCAAAAATACTCCAGCAAAATTGGTCAACGGAATCTTCCCAGTATATGGTAGGAACCAACTTTTTAACCTCAAAATTCCATTCCCAGTTATCCGGATTTGTTTCATCTTCACCCGGTATAGGTTTCCAACTACCCCAGACAGTGCAGGACATATCCCGAAAATCCGAAATATTTTCCATATCTTTCAGGTAAGCTAGTCTTGCATCAAAAAACCAGAAAGGAGTCCAAAAGAATTTCTCACCAGTGGCTTCATCATAACCGACATAAATCAATTCATTTAGTTTGGATTTACCATCCTCATAAACTTGAAAAATGGAACCATATGAATAATGTCCTCCAATATATCCTCCATCAATTTCAATCATTTCATTCCAATAAGAGACATCATCATCCGATTTCAATAAACGATCAGGATGATCTGGATCATCCTCAAAATGTAATAATGGTAATGGATAATCTTCTTGTTCAGAACCATCCTTATAAGTATATATAGCCCGAAACAGTTCCTGAGCAAATTCTGTCCAACTATTAGTTTCCACATCATATAAGGGTTCCGGTCTAAGTTTGATTGCAGACCCACGATCTCCTTTGAGAAACGGGGCACTAACTATCCTATTTATATTATCTTTTATTGCAGTGCAAAAAGTATTAAATTGGGTTGCAAACTGAGGCTCCCCGAGAACAGGAACTGTCATGGATGATAGGTAATCTCTTATATTTTCGGCCATATCTTTATCTTAATTTGAATGTTATTGTATAAATAATATTATTAATGTTATCTTCTGATTCATAATCAAAATTATAGGTCAGTTCATAATTTTGTATTATAAATAACCACATCTCTTCAGAATATGAGTTATCTCTCAAAAATTCAGCCAATGGACATTCCGGAGTCATAATATTTATTTTATTTATAAACTCCTCTTTTATCCTTGTATACATATCATTCCAAGTTGTTATGGAACCAGAGGTAAATTCAAACTTAATCTCAGATGGAAGATTCCATAATAGACTGTTTCTTCCCCATATTTTATCGCTACACCAATCCTCATAAAAATCATTTCCAATAATATTTCCATTTTCAATCCACGGAAAATATGTTACATTAATATCACCCACACTTCCTAATATAATGGATGGATGAGTCATTGGTATCTGATTGTTTTTAAGAATGGAGCAATTTCTCATAATGTCAGATTGATCATTATCCCATTGATAATACCTCCAGAAAGAATTTGAAAAAGTAATATTTTCCGGATCTATCGTACTTTCAGGATCAATAAAAAATGGGGTTAGATTACCGGAATATCTATATAGGTATCTATAATATTTTGATTTTAATACATCTTTTTTATTGGATGATATGGATCTAATGGCTGATGGAAATTGATTGATGGAAACATATTGAAATTCCTGAGTGTGCTGACCAAGATAAGTATTATCCGGCTTGTATATTTGAAGACCCTGGTTAAATTCCACCTTATTAGGACGAATCCAGCGATCATATAGGGTTTTGGGTTCTTGATTCGAGGATTCATTTGGTTCATCAATGGTACCAGTCATGTATTTGAAAAAGTTCAAAAGAATTTTCTTATTTTTTTCACGTTCATTCATAATTCTCTCAAATTCAACGGGATCAACAGTGGGTGGTTCTGGGATTGGGATTGATTCGGCTTCGCTTATAAAAACATCCGAATTACATAGGTTATATAATAACATATCTTTTTTTCTTTCACAATATATAACACAGCATATATTATTACTATCCCAATCCGGAATTTCAAAACCATAAGTTGTATCATCTTCAACAGGAGCCTGAACCAAAGCCAACCAGATTTTTTTATCCCCGGATATTAAGTCACTCAAAATCTCACTATACCTTTCAGCATCATTATCATCAAGAAAAGTTTTAAATATATTACTTTCAATAGCTATACTATTTCTATTGAATTGAATATGGGTATATAATGTTTTCCAAGATTCAGCCGCATTTGCATCATGAAATTGAGTATTCCAATTAACACTATTCATACGATCCTTATATTTCAGCCACTTCCAATTCATTCTCCACGGATCAACAGAATTCAAGGATACATCAACCCAATTAAATGATCCACCTTCCATATATAAATATGCTGATTTGTATTCATTATTTCCTCCAATAATTGGACAACATCCGGAGTAAATATTAAATATATAATTTGGATTGTTGACCAAAGACCAATGGAAGACCGGTTGAATGAATTTATTTTTAAGAATCATATCCTCACAATTATAATCCTCCATATAATCCAATACATTAACACTTGGTGAATTTGTCATATAATAACCTTCTTCAGATCCAGTAAGATTATATTTTGGAATAAAGTCATAATTTGTAAATAAATCCTTCCATTCCAATTTAACTCCATCATATATGGTTTCCACCCAAAAGTTCATCCGGGTATTATATAATAGATATTCGGGCCATGCCCCGGAAACATCCTCCAAGTTAAAGACAAAATTCAGATTAATGAGTTGTTGTGATATTATATCATTCTGTCGAAATAAGTCCAGAATATTAAAATCAGTCTCCATCATCGGTCTTTCCCTGTTTAATAGAAAATCCAATATATATGATGTATCCTTGATCATATACTGACCGGTTGAGGCCTGTACCCCTTGCACCCAAGATTCCATTTTTGAAAAATCCACATTAACCAAGTTTTCTGATATTGGGGAATCATTTGGAGAATTATCAAAATATTCATTAAGATACTTTATAATATCATCACCCAATCTGAATGAACCAATGATATTATCAGTTTCTCCGGAGTTGATATGTACTGCAAATAACATTTTTCCAAAATCCGTAGCTTCGGAAATCCATAGGGGCATCATATAGGAAAATTGTTTCCCGTAACGACTATACCTCATTCTTTTTGGGCCTTCCATGTATATGTGTGAATAAGGATCTTTTTTTACACTACCTTGAAAGAGCCAGCTGGCGCCGGAGTATTCCCCATCAGTTGAAAAGAAACTTGATCCGATTTCCCTATATAGATTCTTAATGTTTTCCAGATGAGAATATCTTAGTGTATTTCTTTTATTAGATTCATTAAAGTCTATGTTGTCATTAATCGGAACTATATGGATTTCATTCCCAATGGAGTTTTGATCAGAATCCTTATTAAGTATTATATCGAGTCTTACCTGGCCGGAAAGGGCCGAAGAAGTACGAAATAATTGATATCTTGCCATATTAAACTCTGTATTTAATAAAAAATAGAATGAATTTCCTGTATTATTGGTAAAAAATATAATATTATGGCTTTCAACCCTATAAAGGAAACAGTAGGTGGAAAAAAGGCAGAAGCAATTCAATGGACCTCCAAAATTATTAAACAGGCTCTTGATGGTATTGATAAAGGTCTTCCGTTGGCTGTAAATCCATTCTATGAAAGAAACACCAAACTCCTGAAACCGGATCTCCTATATAAAAGAACACCCGAAGAAATCCGGGAATGGAAGAAGTGTGCCAAGGATATTACTTATTTTGCCAACACATACTGTAAATTGATGACACCGGATGGTATTAAGAATATCACCCTGAGAGATTATCAGGAGGACTATCTGAGGCACCTGCAGGAAAATCGTTTAAGCATAATGCTCAGTGCCCGTCAGTCGGGAAAATGCGCATTGTATATCAACAAGTTACATGTAAAATTAAATCCAGACTGTCTTGGAGCTAAAATAAATAAGATATCTAATTATTATATATCAAATAGTGATAATATATACCACTTACCATTTTATGAATTATGGAATTTATATGATGATTCATTTATTTGGAAAATTAAATATTTGATTTATAAATTAATAGATAAAAAGTTATGCCAAGAGGAAGAGTCTCAGACCGTTCAAAATCCCCATCATATTGGGAGTATTACAAAACTTTGGAACCGAATCTTTCGCAGGAAGAATGCGAAGAAAAAGCCAGATTTAGAAGAAAATCAGTCAATAAAAGGACAATAGAATACTATCAAGTAAATTTTCCGGATCTTTCCCCGAAGGAACAGGAAGAGATGAGGCAATCTTTTTTAAAAAGCACTCACGAGAATCATCCATGTCATATCGAATACTACCAAAAGAACTTTCCGGATCTTTCTCCGGAAGAACAACAGAAGATGTTTTCTGAACACATGAAGGAATGCAATAGTCAAAATATCAATTTCTTCAAAAAACGGTATCCGGATCTTTCTCAAGAAGAACAACAAGAGATGCTTGAAAAATCCCGCCAATACCATGCTACAAGACAACCAAAACTATTAGGAGAAAAAAATCCGGCTCACTCGTCAAACTGTACAGAACTTGAAAGACGTCAAAGATCTCCCAAGTGTATTGAATTTTATGAATTGAGATATCCGGACAAAACCGATGAAGAAAGACAAGAAATGTTAACCAAACATATTGAAAAAACCGCAAAAAGTCTAACTCCCGAGAAACACCAGACTAAGAAGGAATACTGGATAGCCAAAGGTTATTCTGAAGAAGAAGCTAAAGAAAAAGTACACGAAAGACAGCAAACATTTTCTTTGGAAAAATGTATTAAGAAATATGGAGAGGAAAAAGGAAGAGAAATTTTTGAAGAAAGACAAAGAAAGTGGCAACAAAAACTTAGGGAACATTTTGAAACCCATGGTGATGGTAGATCACCTCAGAGTTTATTTGCAAATGATCTGGTTGATAGTATATGTGAAAGGTTAGAAATTTCAATTCCGGAAAAAGAAAAATATATTACCGATGGAGATACTAAAAAACATTATTCATATGATTTTCAGTATAAAAATATATTAATAGAATTTAATGGAGATTATTGGCATTGTAACCCAAAGATATATCAACCCAATTATTATAACAAATCAATAGGTATGACAGCTCAGGAAAAATGGAATATTGATAATGAAAAAATTCAATGTGCGGAAAAATATGGATATAAGGTTTTAACTATTTGGGAATCAGAATCCAACAATGACTTTTCCGGAACTGTTGATAAATGTTTAAAATTCATTAAAGAAAATGTGGTTTATTAATTTTTTATTCAAGATACTGAATTGGATTGACTCCAAGGAAAAATCGGATGAAAAACTCGTGGAGTCCTTTGAGGTATCCGGTATCGAGGTTCTTTCAGACTCCGGATATGTTCCGGTAACCCATATTCACAGAACAAAACCTTTTCAGGTCTATCATATTATATCGGAAACCCATGACCTGTGGTGTGCAGATACCCATATATGTTTTGATGGGAATATGAATGAGAAGTATATGGTAGATTTTCAAAAGGATGATATTATAATGACTGACTCCGGTCCTGAAGAGGTCTTATCAGTAACTTCATATCCTTATAATATATGTATGTGTGATCTGACGGTTGACTCCGAAGACCACCGGTATTACACCAACGGAATACTTTCCCATAATACCACAACATCAGCAATTTTCATGCTCTGGTATATTATATTTAATACGGACAAGAATGCTATGGTACTTGGTAATAAGAGGGACACAGCAGTTGAAATTCTTAAAAAGACCAAAGATATATTTTATGAACTTCCTTATTTCCTTAAACCAGGAATCCGGGTCTGGAATGAAGGAAAGATCTCTTTGGACAATGGTTGTATGATCATTGCAGAGGCCACCACAGCACGATCCGGTATCGGTTACACCTTACATTGTGTACTCCTGGATGAGTTTGCCCATATTGCACCATCCATACAGGAACCATTCTATCAGAATATCTTTCCAACCATATCGGCAGCACGTGCTCGTATGATGATTACTTCAACCCAAAATGGATTGGAATTGTTTTCCAGAATATATACTGCTGCAGTAAAAGGCGAGAATGAATATGCTGCATTTAAGGTCGACTGGGATCAGGTACCGGAATGGGATCCGGACAAGAGATGTTGGTATAAGAGAGATGAAGCCTGGAAGAATATGCAGATCGGCAACCTTGGTTCAGAAGATGCATTTAATGAACAATTTGGTACTGAATTTAGTTCTGCAAATAACTCCTTAATA